ATATTTAGTAGGATCAATCCTTTCAAGACCACCTAAATCTTCTTTTACTTCTGATAATTCAGGATCAAGAACATCTCTTCCTTTTTCATAAGCTTCTATTATAGCTGCCTCTGCCGCATAACCTTCTAAAAAAGCATAAGGACTAAGTAATCCTGCGCCGAAAGTTATTGCTTTCTTTATACCACCCGGCGTTGTTGAATTGCGTAAAGCGTTTCTAGCAGCCTTTCTAAGAGTACGCATTCTTATTTTCTGTTGTGCTTTTTCTTCAGAAGTTAGTGCCTTAAATTGTTGCTGTATTTCAGGAGGTTTCTCAGAAGGAGTAACAGCTTGTCTGGGAGAAGGAACAGGTTCTCTTGGGGGAGAAGGAAGAGCAGCAGCTTGTTCTTGATTTATTTGAGCAGTTACGCTACTGGCTTTAAAATTATCACTGGATACTGCTATTTGTGTGTTATAAATTAGCCTTTGAAAAGTTGGTACAATATCGTTTTGATTTAACTCATTTTCAGGAATTTTACTTAATATTTGATTATACAACTCTTCAGTGCTTATATTCATTTGACGAGAAAGAGGTACTAATTCATTTAATATATTTTTTTGCTGTAATGAATTAGCTCTTAATTCACTTTCTATTCTTGATAGTAATACAGCATTGTTCACTGATTCTTCTGCTACAGAACCATAGCTTACAACACCTACATTTGATGATCTAAAATTTGAAGTATCCACTTCAAAAGTATCACGATTAAATAATACAGGTGCAGGAGAATTTTGTAAATCAAAGTTTACTAAAAATATAGAAGGCAAATCACCTGTTGTAATTCTTATATTATTAGGTATCTGATCCCTATAAGTATCTTTAAAAGCATCTAACATTGACTGTTCATATCTTGTCAATAAATCTTTAAGCTCAGTCATATGCCACGTATCTTTTATGGCTCCTTTTCCTCCGTATCTAGAACCTACATCTTTTTGACTAACTTTATGACCCATACCTAAGTCATTAGCTTTTGCGTGCGCTCTATCTCTAGAAGCATAATGAGTTTCGTAGAAAGAATAAACCCATTTTCTTAAATCTGCAACATCATTGATACCACCTCTTTGCCACAATTGTCTGTAGACAGGAGTATTGGTTAAGTCAAAAAGTCCTCCCGGTCTTCTTATTTCATCAATAATTTTCTTATTATCGCTTCCTGTACCATGTAAGGTAGGAAATACTGCATTTAGTTTATTTTCTCCAGATAGCCCATTCTCAACATTTTTTTTATGGATTCTTGTAAAAAAATCGTGAATATGATCGGATACTTTAAAATTAAAGTAATGTTTTTTACCATATGATAATGATCCTTTTATACCTGTCTCTGGGTCTCTTACATCTACATTAGGTTCAAAAATAATCATTTTTAATTCAGGATCATAGTAAGGAACTGTACCTTGTTCACTTCCATAAACTAAGTTTTTAAATTGCACTGCTCTCATATGAAGAAAGGATTTTAAATAAAGAAAATTTTTAACATCAGGGTCTTTTACAACTGATAATCCTTTATGTAAAGTTTGAAAATGCAATGAATGATTAACAGCTTCCGAAATAGGCCCTGACTTTACATTTATTCCTAACCAATCTTGTTTGCTTTTACCAGCAAGTTTAATTCTTTCATTCCACCTTCTTGATCGTATTTCTCCTACCCAAGTAAATTTATTTAAAAAATTATTTCTATCGCTTGGATCAATAAACATACTTTCTAAATTAGAAGATACGCCTCTAGCAATAAGCGATATAGCATTTACAGAGCCAGTACGATATCTACCTGTTTGAGGTAATCTTTCAGTAAAATCTCCTGCACCTATGACAGACAAAGGAGATTGCATACTTTCTCCCATATCAACTAATTTATTTTTTAAATTAGTATA